ACTCAGGTTCAAAGTGTTGTAACTGAATCTATCAAAGAGATTGACAAATCTCCAGCATCAGGTTCATCACAAAACTTAATTGAATCTAAAACGTATGAAAATCCACAGTTCTTAAGAATGAAGGATATCATGTCAAAAATTAACAGATAAAAATAAATAAATTAAAAAAACCAATATTAAAATGGGCGCATTATTAGAAAGTGGTCTAGTTGGTAACATCGGTCTTAAGCACTTGAAAGTTATCAAAGAAGACACAGTAAATAAGTGGGACAAATTAGGATTCCTTGAGGGTCTAGGTGGTCACTTGAAAGAGAACGTAGCTCAGTTGTACGAAAACCAAGCTTCATATTTGATTAACGAAGCTTCTTCAACTTCTGACTCAGGTTCTTTCGAGACCGTAGTTTTCCCAATCGTAAGAAGAGTATTCTCTAAACTTCTTGCAAACGATATCGTATCTGTACAAGCAATGAACTTACCAATCGGTAAATTGTTCTACTTCGTACCTAAAATCCAAGGTTACTCTGGTGGTACTACTCCTAACGACCTAGGTTACTTCGGTCAATCTGGTGACCACTACGCTCCTGTAGGTTCTCCAGGTAACTACCCAGGTAATCCTGACGCTGGTTACACTAACGGTACAGGTTCTTACAATCCTACATACACAAAGGATTTGTATGACTTGTTCTACGAAGGTAACGAAGCTGGTTTGAATCCTCCAGGTTTGTTTGACTACTCTAAAGGTAAGTGGTCAGCTACTACAGCTGCTACTACAACTGTAGCTTGGAACAACAATGGTCTTATGGTTCCTGCAGCATACGCTATAAACGATTACAGAAAGGTTATTATCGTATTGAGTGGTTTCTCTAACTCAGGTGCTGGTCAACTTATCGGACCTAATGGTAACACTATGGATACAGAAGAATTCCTTTCAGGATTGAACATCTTCGGTGTTCCTTCAAACGCGACTACTTCTGCTAACACCAGCAATCCTTACTTATTCAGAGTAGTAACTCAAAGATACGGTAAGGGTATCGTAGAATACGGTAACCAAGCTTCAACTACTTGGCCAACAACTGGTTCAGGTGGTCAGTACTACAACGTATGTGACGCTAACGGTAGAATTTACTTGGAGGTAGACCTTCAGGTTCCTGTTTGTATTGAGTGTGGTCAAACAACTCCTGATGGTTACACAGGTTCAACATTCGAATCTACACCAGCATTGAACCAAGCGTTCGTTGGTGTTTACAGAATCTACAAAGAACTTGAATTCGAAGACCAAATCGGTGAAGTTTCTTTCGACCTTGAGTCAGTAACTGTTTCTGTTACAGAAAGAAAACTTAGAGCACAATGGTCTCCTGAATTGGCACAAGACGTTGCGGCATTCCACAACATCGACGCTGAAGCTGAATTGACAGCTTTATTGTCTGAGCAAGTGGCTGCTGAAATCGATAGAGAAATCTTGAGAGACTTGAGAAAAGGTGCAGCTTGGAACCTAAGATGGGATTACAACGGATGGAAGAGACTTGCTTCTAGCGGTACAACTCCATACACTCAGAAAGACTGGAACCAAACTTTGATTACTGCAATCAACCAATTGTCAGCTCAAATCCACAAATCAACTTTGAGAGGTGGTGCTAACTGGATTGTTGTTTCTTCTGAAGTTTCAGCTATCTTTGACGACTTGGAGTACTTCCACGTTTCAAACGCGGCTCCTGAGCAGGACCAATACAACATGGGTATCGAAAGAATCGGTACTTTGTCAGGTAGATACCAAGTGTATCGTGACCCTTACTTCCCAGCTAACCAAGTGTTGATTGGACACAAAGGAACTAGCTTGTTGGATACAGGTTACATTTACGCTCCATACGTACCTCTACAATTGACTCCAACAATGTATAACCCATTCAACTTCACTCCTATCAAGGGTATCATGACTAGATACGCTAAGAAGATGGTTAACAACCGTTTCTATGGTAGAGTAACAGTTGACGGTGTTAGAACATTCGACTTGAGAGAATTGAGATAATATTTATCTTAATTAACAACAGAAGGGAGACGAAAGTCTCCCTTTTTTTATTTTACGGGTATTTATAAGATATAATTTTCAAAAGGTGAGTCTTTGTAAAAAACTTGTAATCAAAAACATATCTACTGTTGTTAGGGTTATCTCATACACTCGATGTTCGGATGGTTTGGTAATTTACAATTATCAAATTCCTGCAGGTGCTACAAGGACAATTTATTATAGAATATATTCTTATAGTACCGCATCTCCTCAAAGTTTTCAAATTTTATCGTTAGAAGATTGGCCGCCAGATTCAACACCAACACCAACACCCACGATAACTCCTACGGTGACTCCTACGGTGAGTATTACTCCTACTAATACTGCTTCACCAAGTCCAACGAGAACGAGTACTCAAACACCTACACAGACCTCCAGTGGGACTGCAACGCCAACACCTACACCAACCGTAAGTCCAACTCAAACTCCAACTAACACACCTACACCTTCAATTACTCTGTCGGCAACAAATTCACCAACACCGACAAATACAAATACTCCAACTCAAACGTCAACTCAAACACCTACGAGTAGCGTTACTCCATCAAATACGCCAACGCCAACAATAACTGAATCACCAACAGCAACACCAGGTGAAACTCCAACTCAAACTCCCACAAATACTGCATCTAATTCTCCTACACCAACAAATACGGATACTCCGACCCAAACTCCATCCCAAACACCAACATCGACGGTCACTAGTACTCCTACGGTAAGTATTACATCATCTCCAACAGCAAGTAATACCCCAACTAATACTCCTACAAATACTGTTACCGCAAGTAATACTGTTACACCAACACAAACAGAAACTCCAAGTCCAACACCCGGAGAATCTCAGACTCCGACACCATCGGTAACCCCAACAATTACCTTGTCTCCAACAAATAGTGGTACACCGACTACAACACCAACCAACACATTCACACCAACTCCTTCGATAACATCATCACCTACGGAAACTCCAAGTCCAACACCTGGAGAAACACCATCTCCGACCGCTTCGATTACACCTACAAATACGCCGACACAGACCTCAACAACAACACCAACTAATACTCCATCAAACACTGGAACTCCGACTAACACGCCGAGTCCTACTGTGACTGATACCCCAACCCCAACTCCTGGAGAATCTGCAACTCCAACTCCGACTCAAACAGGAACACCAACAAATACTCCAAGTAACACGGCATCTCAAACTCCAACACAGACTGAAACACCAACAAATACTCCAAGTAATACAGCGTCTCAGACTGCAACACAAACACCAACGCAAACTGAAACACCAACAAATACTCCAAGTAATACAGCGTCTCAGACTCCATCTCAAACACCTACTCAGACCGGTACACCAACAAACACTCCGAGCAACACGGCATCTCAAACTCCATCTCAAACGCCAACTCAGACTGGTACACCAACCAACACGCCAAGTAACACAGCTTCTCAGACTGCAACACAAACACCAACTCCAACTGAAACACCAACAAATACTCCAAGTAATACAGCTTCCCAAACTCCGACTCAGACTGAAACACCAACAAATACGCCAAGTAACACGGCTTCTCAGACTGCAACACAAACGCCAACTCAAACCGGCACACCAACAAATACTCCAAGTAACACGGCTTCTGAGACCCCAACTCCGACACCGACACAGACTCCAACCCCGACACAAACATACACTCCTACCCCAAGTTTAACAGCATCAGTCACTCCAACAGAAACTCCGACTCAAACACCCGAACCAACTTATTGGTCAATTAATGAATTGACAAATTGTTGTACTGGAGAACGATATAATCCTGGGGTTCTTGTTAGTTTATCTTCGACAGCACCTCAAAATGGTGACACAATTTCTGTGAATGCCGATGGTACAGGAATCAAGTGTTGGACAATCACGAGTGAGGTCACACCAATATCACCAGAATCTGGAGAATATATCATAACTAATTATGGTCCTGAGAACTGTGAAATTTGTGTGTTGACATACCCATGTCCTTCACCAACTCCTACTCCAACTCAGACACAGACTCCAACACAAACTCAAGCGGAATTGGTTTATATCTTGGAAGAATGTCCAGGTGGTGGTGATGTAATATATGCTAACTTTATAAATGCCGGAGCACCTAATAACGACGTAGTTTATATTAATTTCGATGGAGGAAGTGGTTGTTATATAGTCGTAGAAGGACCAATTTTAGCACCAGCTGATGTATATGTACTTAGTAAAACTGACCAAACTGCTTGTAATACTTGTAATGTGTCTCCAACTCCAACACCTACTCAGACAAGAACACCAGCGGCAACCCCAACGGTGACCCCGACTAAAACTCCAACTTCAACCCCAACAAGGACTCCAACTGGAACACCTACAACAACACCTACACCTACGAAGACCAAGACACCAACTCCAACTAAGACTAAAACACCAACTCCAACGCCGACTCCGACTGGTCCTTGTAGTTGTAGTGGTCAACTTCCTTGTCTTGGACCAACAAGTGGGTATGATTTCACCATAAAAGAAGTGATTGGTGGTACTACGTCAACTGCTTTGTGGCAGAATATTTCTGAATGGGAAACATGGCTTGGTTGGAAATCATGGAGTTTTGGTGGTGGTGAACCTTGTACTAGTAATCCTGGTAGTGTTCAGCCGATTAGTCAGAATAAACCAAATACAAATACTGGTAATGGAGTTGAAAAAACCACCTCAGTAAATGACTATTTCACAAGGTGTTATCTTGTTGTTGTTGGGTTTAGATATGTACAATCAGGTGCCACCCCAAGTAGTAATATAAGACTTTCAGTTGGTAATGGTTATGGAGATTGTAGTTATGGAGTATTTGATATTCCAAACCCAATTAGTGGTACATATTATTCATTCCAATGTCAGATACCTAACATGACTGCGCCTAATCTTGTAATCGGACTATATACACCTGTTTACAGTCCATATAATTCATGTTTTTCACCTGGTTCATTATCCTGTTGTTATACAACCGCTCAAGGTTCCACGAACTATGTTTGTCCTGCTGGTCTATGTTCAAGTTCAACTGGTTGTGACCCGTATTGGCAAGGTTCTTGTCCTTTAGGTGATGGGTGTTGAGGTGGTAATATATTTTATTTGTTTATGAAAAAATTTTGGAATTTTATAAAAAAACTTTTGGGTCTAAAGTCAAAGATAACCACTACAACTACTACCCGTTGGGTGGTACATCCACAACCTACACCACCTACTTTAGATAAAGTATACCCACACAATGTAAATGGTGTTGAAGAGGATTTGGGTAAGATTTGTAGTACAGGAGTTTTAACAATTTATTCCGATTGTGAAAATCTCAGTATGGGTTGTTTCGTCTGTGCGGATTCACAGGCGAATGACTTTACAACTTTAGCAGGAAAGTATTTCCACGATTATTCTGATGACGTAGTTTATTACGTCCAAGAGGTCGACGGAATGATTTTCAATGTAGGAAGTTGTAACCTATAATTTCCGAATAAGTCGGGAGACCATCTCACTTTCAAGTAAATTCAAACACCCCCTACGATGCGCTGATACTAAAGCCAAAGTGGTAATATACTTTACCTGTTCGGGTGAAAGATTGTCTAAAAGAGTATTTATTTCGTCTTCGTTAGTAAATTGTATTGTGTCGAATAATTCTCCGATAATTTCTTCGTTTTTTTCTGTGTTTTCCATAACAATTCAAATGGTGTTAGTATTTATTGCAAGTATCGTAAAAATCACGAAAAAAACAACATGCAAAACAATTTGAAAGAAGATTTGGCGGTTTGGTTTGGAACTAAAAAGAAACCAAAAGGTAGTTCACAACCCAAGGGTCCATGGGTAAATATATGTTCCAAAGACAAAGATGGAAAACACCCACCGTGTGGACGGAAAGAAGCCGATTCTAAATCTTATCCAAAATGTAGAGCGGCAGGTGTTGCAGGAAAAATGAGTGATTCTGAAAAAAAAGCGGCTTGTAGACAAAAAAGAGCTGCTGAAAAGAAAGATACTCAAACAGGTAAAGGACAAAAACCTGTAATGACATCATATAAACCAAAAAAGAAAACTAATGAAGGAATGCGACAAATTATTAAGTCCATCCTCCGCGAAAGAATTGAAAGAAATGACATGTTAGAACTTGGTAAATTAGTTGAGATGGAGCACTCATCGGACCCAAAAGTGGCAATCGAAATTGCTACCGACCATCTACAACAAAATCCAAGGTATTACTGTGTTTTATACCGTATCGGTTTAATTGACGAAGAGGATGCAGTAAAATTAGCCGAAAGTATTTGCCCCTCAATCTAAACTATGGGCAATAGTCTTCAAGGAATGTTTAATATTCTTTGTAATCTCATCCTCCATCTTTTTTCGTTGTAATTCAATTTTATCGTTGAATAAGTTTTGAATGGTTTGACGAGTTTTTTCTGAAATTTGTACGGTATATGAGTATTTGTGATTAATCACATTTACCAAACTACCATCGATGACGATGAAAATTCCAAGAATATCGTTTTTAATATAACGTTTATTGGAGATTGGTGTCATGAGAAGATTACTATCTTCTCGCAAAATCATTTTATTACAAATCAGTAGACAATCTTTTTCATAGACTGAACGATATTGTCTATCGTAGTCCAAATATTTTATAACTTGGATAACGGTTTTTTGTAGGAACCTACGAAAAAGGTGTCGAATTGATTTCATGGTACAAATATATGAAAAAAAATTATTGTACCAAAAAAAAATTAACAGTAAGCCCCTGAACAATGTTTCTTTCCGTCGAGTCCTGGCATCTTACCTTTACAGACTTGAACTGCGTAACCGTTGGCATATGCACTTGGATAAACATCGAATTTAGCTTTAGCTGCAGATTTACCTCTTGCACACAATTTAGTACCCGTCTTTTTTCTACCTTCTTCTAAAGTAGATATTTGAGGATTGTTTTGAAATTCACTATCATCTGAATGTACTTCATTCATCATGAATTCAAAAACGTGGTCCAAATTTTCTTTGGATTTGGAAATATGGTCATCGGCCCAATCATGTCCGTTTTGTAAAAAACCTTCAACAACCTCTTTGGGTAAGTCCAACAAAAGTTCTGCTTGTCTTTTTATTTGTTCTAAATTAGAAAAGAACATGTAGTTTTCAGTTCTTTCTTCTTGTAATGTTTTTTTGATAACCTCGTAAAGTTGAGATTCTGATAGTTTGATTACTTTTTTCATTTTTTGTTAACTATTTCAAAAGTTAGTTGTCTTTGATAAGTATCTTTCTCTCCACTTGTATTCACTTGGATATCAACATAATATTGATTTGGAATTTTGTCTCTTGTATCAAAGATAAAATAATACTCGTTAGGAGTTCTATTAATCTGTGTCCAATCTTGGACTTGCACTTCGGTAGTTCCTTCTTTTACATAAACCCTATAATAAGCGTCAATGTTTTGTAACACAAACTGTGATGTGTAGGCTTGTTTAATAGTTACCATTACTTTTCTCACATCTGTATTGAGAATTTTTTCATTTTGTTTGATACCACTAAAATCAAATCCATATAATACAGGGTCCTTAGATACAGAACCAATTTGGTAAAGAGCTGAGGTAGATTGAAGAATGAACGTATTCTCAACATCCGAAAGACTAACACCATCAATAACCAAATTAGTCCAAACATCATTGAATTGACATGGAGATGTATATCCTGTTATTGGTGGTATTGTAACTTCATAAACTCCTCTTGTTTTCAAACAAGTTGTAAGTCCTGTATAACTATAAGTAGCGTTATTTGGAACTGGGTCACCATTAGGGTCTAAGATATCAACAGTTGGTAATGTGTCTAAATTTTTATAGTCTCCATTACTAAAAATGTATAGATATAATTTGTTAAATTTGTTGGAAACAAAAGTGTTTCTATCATCCAAAATTAAATCATCATATGTGGTTTGCAAAAATGGTTGATAAAAAGTTTGGGTGTGTCTTGTAAAAAATCCGACTGAATAATCTTCGGTAAGACCTGTAATATTTTCTATTTCTGGTACATATGCAACTCCCCAACCCGTGACACCTGTTGTTGCACCACTCAAAAGATTATTGATTTCATTTGACATGTCAAAATCAATATCTTCATTACCATATTCAAAATGTTGTCTATCAACAATAGTAATGGCTGAATAATTCAGACCAGTCAAACCTGTCAAAGAGTTTGTGTTGTCATAAAGACCAGGTTGTGACCAATCTGTTATAGTTGTTCTTTGATACCAATTCGAAGGACGAGTTGAGAATGCTTGGTTGTTACCCCACTGAGCGACAGCAGGTACATCAACATAATCAAAGCCAACACCTTCGTCCCATGTTTGTCCACTTCCTGTTGAACCACTATAAGTTGGGATTCTAAATAAAATTAAATCAAAAGATTCCGCTCTTCTTGAACCATCGGATGTTGTGTCATTCAATAACATTTCATCAAATGATGATGTGTTTGTCATTGTAAGGGTGTGAGTCATGTAAGGTGTACATCCTGTTGAGATATCACCTGTGGCAATTTTTTGACGAAGAAGGTCCAAATCCAAATCAAAAATGAATCTTGTAAATCCGTTTGGAGCAAAGGAAACTAAATCTTCACCAAAATAAAGTTGGGTAACAGGGTTGCGACCTGTGTTTACAAAACTGTTTTGTTGGATGGTATTATTCCTACTATAGTATGACCTTAAGATTGACATTTATATTTTTTCTATATAAATATCAATTAATTCGAATATTTGGACTCAAAATCTTATTTTGAGCATTTTGTAGTTCTGTTAATATTTGTATTGCGGAAGTGTTGTCCAAAGCAACTGGTACAGGTGCGGCACCTGGAATTGGGTGAACGTGTGCAACCAAGAACTGAACAATCAAATTAAGTAGTTGAATAAGTTCCTCACCCCTAACCATAGATGATGTATTAGGTAGGACCCTATTTTCCAACTGTTCTTGAGTAAAACCATAAATTGTACCGTTGGTATCCACAGGCTTATTAGACTTGTGAGATATAAGGAATAAAGTGTCTCCTCCCAAACCAACGAAAGTTCCTGAATCATTGATTACGTT